GGAGCTATCATCAGTTTCAGCACGCCTTACGCCGTCAAGCAACACGAGGACACGTCCCTGGTCCACAGCGAACCCGGAACTCAGGCAAAATTTCTCGAAGTGAAGATGATCGAGCACCAAGACGAGGCCCTGAAAAACATCAGCGGGGCCATGAAAAAGGCGATGAAATGAAGATCAAGATCGATATCAGAGACGATGACGGTAACTCTTCGGAGTGGGATTTCGAGACCAATGCCCCATTTTCCGAGGCTCGGCCTATTGACGAAGCGGTACAGAAGATTTTGAAAAAGTATCCGGCATAATGAGGTGACAAATTTGGTAGGCGAAAAAATCTGTTGTCCGGGGTGCGGTTGTGACCTGGAGATAACCGAAGACGAGAACGGGACACTGGGATGTATCCCATTCACGGGGCTCGAGGCCGGGCTCCTCGCAGGCTACACGAAGATGAGAAACGGCGATGTCCGATACGTCGGGTACAACGGCGTAGTATATGGACGCGAGGAAGCTATCGCGAAGTTCGGCAAGTCCGAGGTAGACCACCAGGACGCAAAGGCGAAGGCAGCCGAAGGAAACGCCGTGAAGCTGGGGAAATACTGATGCCCAGAGTCGAGCTGCTGAAAGATGTCGACGGGATCGGCCAGAAGGGCGATAGGGTATCCCTCGCTCCTGAACTGGCTGAGAAACTGATCCGCAACGGTGACGCCAAAGAGGTGACGAAATGAATCTTTCGATAGTGGCCGCGATTGGCCTAGGAAAAGGGATCGTGGCCCTCAAGGGCCTGAACCCTGCAGGATATGCGCTCTTCAAAGAACTGATCGGGATCGCCGGAAAGACTCTGACTCGGCTCTCTGAGATCCTCGCAGACGACAATGTGAGTGCAGACGAGATCGACGCTGTTCTGGACGAGGTCCAGGGTACCGGAACCGGGCGACTGATCATAAGCTACGTCTCCGGCCTAATCGGGGCGGCTCTGAAGAGGTAGACGCGGGACGCGAGACCATGATTAGAGGGGGATCTCGCAGGGCCCGCAAGGGCGAATCTGGAGACAAGATATTTGAGTCTGCCGGGGGTGCGGCGTGACCGAAGCGGCCCGCCAGATCCTCGAAGCCGCGACGGAGGGTGGCCCGGAGGGTCTCTCCGACGACGAGATGAAACGGATGGTCTGGGGTCTCGCAAAAATCCAGCCCCTCATCCTGGACCGGATCGACGAACTGAAGCAGCACAACACGGAGCAAGACGAGTACCTATTTATCCTAAAAATTTCGTGGTGTTGGGTCAGATGGCTACTAGACGGAAACAACCGGAAATATGCGGTTCTGGTTGGGTTCCTGGGGCTAAACGCCATATGGACTATTGCGTATGTTGCGAGGTGTTGGACTTGAGAAACGACGTTATCTTTGCGGTGGAGAGTACCTTGATGATAATCAATATCCTCCTGACAACGTGCGTATTCGCTTTCCTCGTCTGGCATCGTAGCCGCGAAACCCGGATCTCGGTCGACGATCTGGAGGAACTTGAGCGGAGGAAATGTCCTTGAGCGTGATAACCGACATCGGGGCGGCACTGGTTACGGCGGGCCACTGTACGGCTTCGACGTTGTTCTATGGCTACCTCCCCGCGTCGCCGGTTAACTGCGTGATGCTGAAGGTCTACGGCGGGAGGCCAGACGACCCCCAGGGCTACGAATACCCAAGATTCCAAGTCCAGGTGAGAAACAGCAATCAGCAGACAGCGGAGACCTTGATCCAAGCTATAAGGTCAACGCTCACGATCTCAAACTCGACGAAAAGCAATACCTGGTATCTGTGGTGCAAGGCTCTGCACCCCCCGGCTCAACTCGATTTGGATTCCGAGACGGGGATCGTGAAATGGTACTGTGACTTTGATGTGATGAAAAAAATCTGAGGTGATGACAGGTGACAACTTCGGCTATTCGGGGCGTTTTCGCTTCGATAAAATACAACAGCAACGAGATTGCAGAGTGTAAAGACGCGAAGATCAGCATTAGCAATAAGCTGATCGACGTATCGAATTTTGACGTTCCCGGCTGGGAAGAACTCATCGCCGGTCGCGGGAACTGGAACATGAGCGGAAAGGCCAATTTCATCAACGCCAGCACCGCGCAGGCCGCCATCGAGACGGCCATCCTCGGGACTCCGACCGCCGTATCGGTCCATTTCCTGCTGAATTCGGCAGGCGACGACTGGTACACTGGCACGGCACTCATCGAGAGCTGGAACGTCTCCGGCAGCGAAGGTGCGATGGAAGTTGATTTCACCCTCCGGGGATCTGGCGCGATCGCTCGAGAGAGCTGAGGTGGTGAGCCGTCATGACTTCGGCTGTCTCACCTCAGCTTTTTGCGCTCTATATGAGCGATCCCGACGCCGTTTCAACGGCGATGGAAGATATAGTCCTAGTGGATTCTGGAGACCACACCGTCTACCAGGCCGCCTGGGGATATCGGAACTGGGATCGAGGCGAAACGCTCACGGTCGACGTTGATACCGTTCTCGAATCCAGCGCCAATTATACGGTTGACTACCTTCTCGGAAAAATAACGTTCACCGAAGCGAACGGTGCCGAGGAAGAGGTCACGGTCGCCGGAAAGCGATTCGCCCCGGTCCAAGTCTTGGCGTGTACTTCCTCAAAAATCAGCGTCAATAACAAGCTGATCGACACGTCCGACATGGCCTCTACGTGGGACGAGTTCATAGCGGGCCGGGCGTCGTGGTCGATCACGACTGATCTGTGGTGGATCTGCACCGAAGACGCACCGACTCAGGATTATTTCGCCTACCTGGCCGACAAAGATCTGTTTGTGTGGTGGTATCCGTACAATTCCACGAACAAGCGGGTATACGTCGGGCAGTGCATCCTGGAATCTCAGGACGTCTCCGGCGGCGAGGACGCCATGAAACAGAGCATCACGATCAGAGGCGACGGGCAACTTGCAGTAGACACGTATACAGCATGAAGTTTTGAAGTGTGTAAGGAGATGTTAAGGTATGACGAAAGTTATAGAAGTTGAAGGTATTGGGAAGGTAGAGGTAGAGTTCAGCCTGAAAGCGAACCGAGAGATCCAGATCAAGGGCAAAGACGTTCTCGTTCGAATGAAGGAGTTTCCGCCACAGAGCACCCCCGGGGCGGGCTACATCGTCAGCAGTATGCTCCTCATCACCCGAGACGGCACCAAGCACATCAGCGATGGGGCAATGTCGGTCGTCTTCGAGGAGGCCCTGAAGCCCCCGATAAAAGAGGGCATGACTCGGTACACTCCTGACGAGGTGGTCCAGGCCTGGCTCGCCTCTGGAAAGAATCTCGTCGATCTGGTCGAAGAAGTGATCGAATATTTTCGAGAACTCTACCCGATCGGGCAGACGATGGCGAGACCGCCAGCGAAAGAAAAGAGCCCCAGTCAGTCGAAGAGTTCTGGGAAGCCCTCGAAAGAACCGGCATCAGAGAGTTAGGCCTGAAACCGTGGGAGTTCTGGTGTCTCACCTTTCGAGAGCTGGACCTTTTGGTGCAACATCGTAACCAAGGACTCGAGCGCGAGCGGGCTAATCTGTGGTGGACCGCTCGGCTGACGATCGATCAACTGGGGGCGATGTTCTCCAGCGATCACAGTCCGATGACGTTTGATGAGTGGGCCCATCCGCCGACTCCGGTGGAGGTCAAGGAGGACAAGCTCGCCAAAAAACGCGAGCTGTTGAACGCGATGGAACGGGGGCTCAAGTTCGGCATCCAAGCGCCGGGCATAGACGAGCTGAGACAAGAAATCGAGCGCGACGAACCCTAATCCCGACAGGTGACATATTCGATGGCTGGAGATACCGAAGTAGGCCGCATAGTCGGCAAGCTGGAGCTAGACGATAGCCAATTTTCCCGAGGCATGGGGCAGGCGGAGGGGAAATGGAATCAATTTGGGCGGACTCTTTCCAGCACAAGCGGCCCGGTCGGTGGTATATCTTCTAGCCTCGGGGCCATCGCTTCTCCGGCTGGCATCGCTGCGGCATCTATCGGCGCTGTGGGAGTGGCGCTAATAAAATCGACTCAGGCCGCCATCGGCTGGCAGTCCACCATGGCCGACGTTGCCAAGACCGCTGGGGCCTCCACCGACGTCCAGCAGCTCGGCGACGCTCTTCTCACCATGTCCACCGTCCCGGGGATGCCGGTCAAAGAAGATCTGGCCGACATCGCCACCAACGCCGGAGCTCTTGGGGTGGACGGGACTCAAAACGTTCTCGATTTTACCGACGCTATCGCCAAAGCAACGACGTCTTTCGGCGGTATGGGTGCCGGAGAAGTGGCTTCCAACCTGGCGAAGATGGAGAACGTCTTCGGGATCTCGGCAGACCAGTCGATGAACCTCGCCGCCGCAGTCGATTACGTCGGAAACAATCTTGCGGCCACCGAAGCTCAGGTCATGCCCGCCGCTCAGAAGATGAGCGGCCTCGGGTCGATGTACGGCATGACGGCGACCGATGCCCTCGGTCTGGCGGGATCGCTCATCGACCTGGGAATGCAAGCCGAGCGCGCCGGAACCCTTACCTCGTCCCTGATGACCAAGCTCACCGACCCGGCATCCTGGGGTAGGGCCGGGGAACTCATCGGGATGACCGCCGACGAGTTCGGGCGGCTGGCGACGGAGGACATCGACGAGGCAATACTGGAGATCGCCGAAGCCCTGGAGGCTATCGCAGATCCAGCCGAGAGGGCTCAGGCTATCGCAGATCTGAAGCTCGGCACCGAAGCAGCCCAGCCCCTCCTGAAGATGGTCGGCCACACCGAAGATATCCGGGCCAATATGGAAGGGGTGGCCGACGCCTTCGAGGACACATCCGATTTTATCGGCAACTTCGATAATAAGGCCGAAACCTCGGCGGCAAAAATTGGCGCCATTTCGGCACAGGTGGGCGTCATCGCCGTCAATTTTGGCGACGCGATCAACAACAGTGAGACTTTCCAAGCGGTACTGGATGGAATATACGGCACACTAGAAAAATTCATAGAATGGCAAGACTCCGGAGGGATAGGGGGCACTATTGAGCGGGCAACTGAAGATGTCCGGGGGTGGGTGGACTCCAAGGCAGAAGAGGGTGGGTGGCTCGACGCCTACCTAACGAATTACGATGAAGCGAAAGTCAGGGACGCCGCCGCCAAAGCCGGTGAAGAGTCGGGCGAGGGTTACTCTGAGGGCGTCGGGGAGACTACTGGCGATCTCGGCGAGAAAACGGCGGAAGAGCTAGGCAATGATGACGCGAAAAAAGCCGCGAAAGAATCCGGTAAAAAATCTGGAATACAGTTCGCCGAAGGATTTGACGAAGAGTCTATAAAATATTTTGGAAAAACTGATTATTCCGCATACGCGGGAGACGTTTACGGGGCAAGCATAAGAGACGCTAACGGGGATGCTATATCGCAGATCGGAGCGGACTGGAAAGATGCCTCGTATACGATCGGAATGGATATTGGAGATGGTCTTAGCGCAGGGATACGACAAACCGCAACTGGCCGCGGGAGTCTCGCGAAAAACTATTATAATGTTTTAATAGGTGAGCACGAATATCGATACACGCAGCAAGATCTTGCGGATGCGTTAGGCGGCCCCGCAAATAATATCCAGAATGAGCTGTGGGCCGTCCAAGATGCGATGCAAAAATACGCCGCCGATACCGGAATAGTATTAGACGTCCCGTTATCGGTGCAGTATGATTGGATCGGGGAACCCGAACTTGCGGCCGAAGAGCGGATGAAAGAAGCTGCTGCGGCGGAGGCAGAACGACTGCGAGAAATCGCACAAGACGAATTCGAGGCCGCGTTCGATGATGCGCTGGAGGTCGGGTTCGCCGTTGGAGGTCTCGGCGACACAATGGCCGATCTCCTCAAAGAGGTGGCGGAAGACGGGTGGCAGGCTTTCGAGGACGGAATCATAACAGCATCCGAAGCTTCCGATATCGCTGAACAATTGGCAGATCTCAAGTTCGCCGATACCGAAGCTTTCGAGGTCGCAGGAGGGCAGGCTGCTCTCGATTGGTGGTCTCGGTTCGCTGGCCTCCTGGATCAGCGAGCGTATAATATCGCAAATAATATAGACTGTACCGGAATAAATGAAGAAATTCAAAAACACATCGACGCCGGTGAGCCTTACATCGCAAAAGTGGAAGTAGAGTTTGATATCTGGGATAGACCGGATATATCGGGAGAGTTATCTCAGCTAGGGGCCTACAATCAAGCGTTATTCGTACAGTCGAAATTAGTTAATCCTCTCACCTCGTCTCTCGAGCAATGCCTTAACGAGGGCGTTATCCCCCTTACTGGCGGCTTGGATGAGCAAGCAGAGGCATATTATTATCTGGAAGATGCTATAAACGTTGCTATAGATACCGAAGGCCTGTTTAATGGTGAGCTTGAGAAAACTTTAGAGAATTTCGATTTAGCTAACGCCTCCGCAGAAGATTATATCGCTCTCTTAAAACTCCTCGGTGGAGAACTGGTGGGGGTGGGAGAGGCCGCAGTAGATACGGGGAACCTCCTGAATGGAGCGATGACCACCGCAGAGGCGGCGTGCACTGAATGCCAGGAGGCCATGTCGGAGTTTGGGATCTGGCAAGAGGAGAACGCTAACAGGCTATTCAATCAGTCGTTTATCGGACCTACCGATGATTATCAGAAATTCTTAGAGGCTGAGACGGCCCGGGGGGCGATCCATCCTGAGCCTATACAGCTTTCGATGGTCTACAAAGCCGAGACAGCAGAGGCGGATGCAGCTCTTGAAGAGCTGAAAGAATCGGCATCCGAAACTCAGTATATGCCTATCGAGATTGACGACGCCGCTGCATATTCGGCGATCCAAGCAATTGAGGCGGCTGCGTCTAGTCCCGTCATAAAGCCGGTTTATGTTCAACAATACGGGGACACCGGGGGGGCCTCCTCCTCCTCCTCTGGATGGCTTAATAGCATCTGTCCTAGCTGTCAAAGTGATCCTGGATGGGGGACTCCCGACTGGTTGCCTCACCTGGCCGGGGGCGGTATTGTAGCTCATCCCCTAACCGCAGTCGTGGGCGATGCTCCCAGCCCGGAGGTGATCGCCCCTATAGACGACCTCATGAGGACGATTCAAGGGGCGGTAGGTGGATCTGGGCCGGTGATTCATTCCACCATAAACGTCTACGGAGGGACCGTCATAGATGAGGCGGAGTTACAGGCTATCTTAACTCAGAGGGACGAAAAACTGAGAAATGAAGTCGCTAGGACGTATTTGGGGCGGTGATTATGCAGTTTACGCGCAAAAACGCAAACGGAGATACTAACGATTTTGAGGTATCCAGTTACGCGATTACATTATTTAGGGATCCCTTGAAACCTCACAAGTGTAATTTGACAGTACCAAAAAATGTGCCTATTCGCATGTTTGATATAATTACAATTGAATCGGATGGGGGATATATTCCATTTCGGGGATACGTCACAAATATGTCGATCCCCACGAATCGAGTGGGCACAAAGTCAATTGAATGCGAATCTATAGAGACCTCATTAAATCATAGATATTTCCCCGTCCAGAACTGGCAAAAGACTCATGCTATTGAACATATGTTGAGGTCAGAGCCTCCGGCAAGCGACGGCGACGCGCTACCTTTGATTTGGTGGGCGCAATCTTACATACCTGAAACGTCCCACGAGTTCTATAAAAACAAAACGGGTACAGGATACCCCTATGGAAACCCAAATATCACCGTAATAAAGGGGGCCGGTAAAAATAGCCGGATAGGCACAAAAGATATCTGGATCTGGAGACGCAAAGCTGATGAATATGATTCACTCGCCGACTGGCCCGAAATCGGTGTAGGCCCGGTAATAACCCGATTCGATGAGGATATCTGGGCGACATGCTACGGAAACATATTGGGGACGGGTATATGCAAAGGCACTTTAGCCCAAAATTGTGGCCTAGCAGCGGACATGGCGTTTGATGTAGGGGTCCGGGTGAGAGACCTTGACAACCCCGACGATGCCAT